ACCTCTAACTCTTGCTAAAGTTTCTTTACAATATGCGGTAAACCATCTTCTAACCCACTGTTGACCAGGAACATTAATATCTGTCCAAGTCAATTCCTCGATAGGAACATCTGTTGGTAGTTTAATAATATCAGGGTTATTTTTTAAGCAATCGGCTCTACTATCAGGTTCAACATCATAATACCAATACCATACGGCTTTACCAACGTATTGACCATAACTTGACCAATTGAATCTACCACCTGGTGTATTGTATAAGTGAATCATTTTTTTACCATCAGGTAAACCTGTGATTCTATAAGTTAAAGAACCCCCTAAAATTCTATTAAGGATATTCGATTCTTGAGCTCTGATTAAATAATCAAATCCTGACATCATAAAGTAAGAACCTTGATTACCCATTTGAGCGAATCCCGCTTCACTGGCTCCAAGACCAACTCCACCGAAAGGACCTGCCATTCCACCTAATCCAAGATTATATGGACGGTCACTAAACCATAATAGTTCGTTAACCTCTCTACCCGCAGGGATTTCATATGTTTGAACATTCTGCTCAAGAATAAAGTAATCTTTCTTTAATACCCACGGACCTTCTGTTTGTAAACCAACAATTTTGGAATACGAATAACTAAACTGTTGTTCAAAATCCATGGTTCTTGTTACCAAGGCTCTTGCAACAGACCTTTCGTTCATGTTTAAGTTTACAAGGTTAACCCATTGAGAATCGATTAACCATTGTAGAATGTACTCTTCGTAATCTCCAATTGCTAATTCCATTAATGAGTCCATCATCTCGTCTTCAAGCTCAACACTTCTTAGTGGTGCTCCTAACTGATGTTTTATTCTCGTATAAATCCTACTTCTTTCTGGTTCAGGTATTGCTGGCATGTCTATAAATATCTTGATTATTCTATTTCGTGAATCAATGAATTCTCATTAAACACATATTGGTTATGATTCTTAATCGGTTTGTTTTCAAAAATCAAAACTTTATTCGATTTTGTATTTATAAATATCATCCAATCCACATCATAAGGTTTAACATTACCAGTATCTTTAACGGTAATCTTTCCGTTTACATTGCTCGTCGTTGAAAACTGTTTAATCTGAGCTGTGTATTCTTTACCTTCTAAAGTTATTTTCAAATCAACCCCTTCGATAGCATCTTCTTTCTGACCATGCCCACCAATTTTTTCTAAAGTTGCTGAGTCACCAAAATACTTTTCAATTTTAACAAACACATCGTTTTCAGATTTTTGACCTCGGTCCCAAAGTTTCTTAAGGACTTTAATTATGTTAATAAAATCTTGGTTGTTTCTTGTGAATATTTTAGATTTAAAGTGGTCGATGGCTTTAAGTAATCGACTTATCTCTTTTATAGTTCTGTTTTCTTTTTTTGAAAAATCAAATTTCTTTTCAGACTTACCAATATTTTCAATTTGATTATTAACCGCTTTGGTTAATAAACAGAATGAGTTGAAGTTTGTGTTAAGGTTATTCAATATTGACCTTCCTTCTTTTGATTCAACACCGTAGAATCCCGACATTTCTTTATTGGTACTGTCTACCCAAAATTGACTGAACACTTCTTTTAAAATGTCAGTTACTCCGTCTTGATAAAGTTTTTTAATTTTTGGATTGTTGATAAGTTCTCTGTAGAATTGAACTTCTTTAGCGTCACAGAATTGAGCCTCTTTGGATTCAGTTAAAAGTTTTTCGAGTTTTATAGATTCCAATAATTTGGTTTCCGTTCTCATCTCGTATAGTTTTGATACGAATTCCCAGTTAACGACTTTCCAAAAGTTTGTAATGTACTCGTCTCTTTTGTTTCTATACTTAAGGTAGTAAGCGTGTTCCCAAAGGTCTAAACCTAAAATTGGGAACCCACCGCCTTCAATAACATTCATTAAAGGATTATCTTGATTTGGTGTCGACATAATCTTTAATGTGTTCTTGGCTGTAAGTACTAACCATACCCAACCTGAACCGAATCTTTCTTTGGCAACAGTATCGAATTGTTTCTTGAAGGCGGTGAAACTTCCAAATTGTTTCGTAATCTTTTCGTATAAAGGGCCCTCTAATTTTTTAGGTTTTGGGGTCAACATGTTCCAAAACAATGCGTGGTTAAATGCTCCACCTGCGTTATTTCTTATTGTTTTATCAAAACGACTTATTGTTTTGATTATTTGTTCTAACTCAACATCCCCGTATTTTTTCTTTGACAACGCGTCGTTTAGTTTGTCGACGTACCCTTTGTAATGTTTGTTGTAGTGAAAGTCCATTGTTTCGGGGTCAATAAACTGTTTCAGGGCTGAGTAAGAATAAGGTAATTTTTCTATACCTATTTTCTTCATTTCTGTAATCAATAACTCTTTCTCTTTGTTTACGTGGTTTTCAAGTATCTGTGTTTCGAGTTGTTGAATTTGTTTTTCTATTTTTTTCATATTTTTGGATTATCCATTTCTTATAAATAATCCACATTTCATTTAACGACGCATTTCCTGAATTCTCTTTAAAATTTCTTCAGCCGCATCGGCAGTGTTTTGATTGTCCCCCATTACTGTGGCAATCACTTGTTTCTTGTTATTTAATATGTCGTAGATAATTCCTTCGATTGTGTTCTCGAATATGGGGTAATAAACTAATACATTGTTTTTTTGACCGTATCTGTAAGCTCGGTCTTCTGCTTGGGCGTGGTCTGATGGTAAGAATGATAGGTCGTTCATAATAACCGCTTCAGCCGCAGTTAGTGTTATACCAACACCCGCAGCTTTAATGTTACCAACAAATACTTTTATCTTATCGTTTTCTTGAAAGGAATCCACACTATGTTGTCTCTCAGGTTTGGACATTGACCCATCCACTTTAACTGCCGCTTTACCAAAGTGTTCACATATTTTATTAAGTGAGTCGGTGAAGTTACAGAATATGATTACCTTCTTACCTTGTTCTACAATGTTCTCGGCAAGTTCTATTGTCTGTGAAATTTTTTCATCGGCAATAACTTGACGTATCTTTGTTAATTTGGTGAATTGAACTGTAAGTGATTTTGACTCCTCGGGGTTCTTATCGTACCAATCGTAATACTCACCCATAATTTCTTCATACATCTTAGATTTCAATCTAAGATATACTGGTGTAATAATCTTATCAGGTAAGTCAAGTACGTTCTCTTTAAGTCGTCTTAGGGTAAGTCCTGAAGTTCGGTCTCTTAATTCTTCAAGATTTGATGCTCCCATAACATTCCACACTTTTCTACCACCAACGTTGAATTGGTATCCTTGACAGTATCTGATGGCATAAGCCATCCAGTTCTTGGCAACAGGAGATTCAATTAAACTTAATAGGTTGAAATAATCGATAGGTCGAGAGGTCATCGGAGTACCTGTTAATAACCAAAGTCGGTCCACCTTTTTAACAAGGTCGTTAATTAGTTTTGTTCTTTGGGCTGTAGCATTTTTGATATAGTGTGCCTCGTCAACGACCACCAAATCAAAATTGGCATCAAGAATCTGTGACTCACCTTTCTTTTTTGTATCATGAAAATTTTTAATAATGTCGTAGTTTATAATAACAAAGTCCGCATCCGTACTGAAGTTCTTACCTTCAGCGATATAAACTGTTTTGTCTGAATAATTTTCAATCTCTCTTTTCCAGTTAATTTTTAAAGTTGCTGGACAAATGATTAATACTTTCTTAGAACCTGATTCTAATGCCGCTATAATCGTTGAGGTTGTTTTTCCAAGACCCATATCATCGGCAAGGATAAACTTCTTATTTTCAACTAACTTTTGAACGGCTTCTTTTTGATGTTCAAGTGGAGGACGGTGAGAATATTTGTCATAATTAATAACAACATCCTTTACGGTATTGTCTTTAATGATTGCCGCTTTTGGTAACCAAAAATCATGTAGTTGTTCTGACTCGGATACTTTACCCCAAATATGAAACGCTTTTTCTTTGTCTGCGAGTAATTTTTCAACCCACACCTTTTCAGGTATTTCGGTCATAAGTTTATCGTCAGCAAGTTTCTGTGCGAAATATGCGTCAAGTATTACCCACTTCTTTGCAACCTTAGGTTGTTTGTCGTGGTTATTAATAATGTATTCTGCCTGACTCCTTGTGGGGTAAAACCTTCTATTTACTTGAGACTTTCTTTTCAGTTCAATAAGATAGTTGTTTCCTCCTTCGTATCCCTCTAATAGGGTCATGGCTTTTGATTCTAAACTTGCATCCATCTATAGGAAAAATATTTGATTTAAATATAGTTAATGTTTGAGTATTTATCAATATATGAAAATGTCACAGGAGCAAATAGAGAGAGCTATTAATAAAATGATTAATGTCATTAAACTAAATGATGTCTTAAGTGTTGATATTAAGGTATACCATTTAGATTTAGGTGTTAAATACGATTACTATTTAAACATTACATATGTTGTTCCCGATGATAGTGAGTTTTTACGAAGTTCAAATATGAGATATTCTGATTACAATAAAATGACATGGAATAAAGAAATTCTCGATAATCTTAAAAATTATATGGGGATTGACACTTTAATTAATAGTTCTGTTGTTATGTCTGAATCAAATTATCAAAAAATGAAAGATAAATAAGATGCAAAAGTTAGTACCAATTACAAGATTAGGTAAGTTCTTTGGAGCCGAAGATTACTCTCTCGACATCGGGATGGGTGAGGAGTGGTTATTAGGTGATATGAACTTCACCATAGTATTGTATCGTATTGATAGATATAAAACCAAAACTGATGATGTTTACGGTGAGGTAACTGAAGACGGTATCCAATTTATGGCCCCTGTTGAATTACAAGGTTTAGTTCAGGTCATGGCACCTGCACATAAATCATTAGGTAATTCAAAAATTGAACAACAAGAGCCAGGTAACATGAAATTCTCTATTTACCAAAAGACCCTTGATGATATGGGTGTTGAAATATTCCAAGGAGATTATATTGGATATTATGAAACGGAGGACAGAGTAAGATATTATGTGGTGTCTGATGACGGATTTGTTAAGTCAGATAATAAACACACTTATGGTGGATACAAACCTTTCTATAGAAGTGTTATCGCAACATACGTAAGTGAAAACGAATTTAGAGGAATATAATGAAAGTAATTATAACTGGGTCTCAGTTTGATTCTATCTTTATTGGTAAGAAAGTTATGGTGTATTATAATTTACATAAACATACCTTCTCAGTTACATATGACAGTAAAGTAATATTACACGCCGACTATGTTAAATTAGGTGATGTTGAGTTCAGAGTTAGAAAAGGTGGGAACGAAAGAGTTCGACAACAAAAGAGTAAGAACGTACACGCCTTTGTTATTGGGAGATTATTAGACTATTGTGAATACCCTTGTGACGATATACCATCACCATCATCCGATAAGATTGTAACCTATAATCCGTACAAACACAATTCGTTTATATATAAAGATAGTGAAGAACCTGTATATAACGCCAAAGAGGTTGATATGATAAATTCACAAAATAAACTATTTGTAGTTAAAGAATAATGCCATTACCAAGAAACATAGTTAAACCAACATTACCATTAGTACCTCAGAAGACATTGTCTGCTCGTAGGGAACAGTTGTTGGAGTATATTAATGAAGACGGAACTTACTTACCTAAGTCGGTATTACATGCCGATTTGGATAGGGGTATGTTGGATTTTGTTAAGGGAGATTTAGAAGTTATAAGTGCGGGTAAAGTTGTACCTATGGTTGATATTATAATCACAACTCAAAACTGGTCTCAATATGTTGAAACCGCATTATTTGTTGATTTAGATTATAACCCTTCACCTCCATTTATTACTGTAGTAAGAAGTCCTGAAGTAAAGTTTGGAACTAACCCATCGTTACAATACACTATACCAAATAGAAAACAATTTTATTATGCTTCGGTTCCGACATGGAACGGTAATCAACAAGGTATGGATATCTATACGATACCTCAACCTGTACCTGTAGATATTAATTACAGTGTTAAAATTATTTGTAATAGAATGAGAGAACTCAATCAACTGAATAAAGTGGTTATGCAAAAATTCTCATCAAGACAAGCCTATACCTTTATTAAAGGTCAATATGTTCCAATCATAATGAATAATGTTTCTGATGAATCCCAAATGAGTTTAGATTCAAGAAAGTATTATGTTCAAAGTTATGACTTCACAATGTTAGGTTACTTAATTGACGAAGAGGAGTTTGAAGTTAAACCAGCAATTGCTCGAGTTGCTCAGGTAATGGAACTTGAAACTTCAACATTAGGTAGAAGACGTGATAGGAACTTATTAAATGTTAACGAATTTTTATCGAACTTTTTATATGTTGTTGGTAATACAAGTTTAAGTGATGTGGTACCTTATACCGCAAATTTAAGTTGGGCGGATTCCACAAACGTTGAGTCTTACGATGTTTATATTAACGAAGATTTTTATGGTACCGACGTTCAGAAAATTCAAATAACAACAAACGATGTATTAAGGATTGATATTGTTAAAACTGACAACACTCAAGAATCAAATATTAAGTTTGATAATATCTTGGTTTAATCCTCTCCGTAGATATCTTTCTTTTCTTTACACTTGTCAAGTATCAAATTTTCCAAAAATTTATAAATCTTCATTCCACGTTTCTCACAGTACTTTTTTAGTATTTCGTGTACTTCAGGGTCTATTTTAATGTTCTTGATTTCTTTCTTTGTTTTCATAGGTAGAAAAAAGGTAGAATTTATTCATACCGTTTACAAATACATATTGAAAAGTCAAGTTTTTTGTAGCAGTATCGAATATTTATCAATAAAATAAATCTGCAATAGAATTAATTAAATAATGGCAACAGCACAAGCAAATCAAAAAGTTTTTGTATCACCTGGAGTATACACGTCTGAAACGGACTTATCATTCGTAGCACAGAGTGTGGGGGTTACAACCTTAGGGTTAGTAGGGGAAACACTTAAAGGTCCTGCCTTTGAACCTGTTTTTATAACTAACTACGACGAGTTCCAAGCATACTTTGGAGGAACCGAACCAACTAAATTTATCAACACACAAATTCCAAAATACGAAGCGGCCTATATCGCTAAGTCATATTTACAACAATCTAACCAATTGTTCGTGACAAGAGTGTTAGGTTTGTCAGGATATGATGCGGGACCATCTTGGAGTATTAGAGTTACCGCCAATGTTGACCCACTAACTATTGGTCTTATCGCACCTACAGGTGGAACAGTATTTACTGCGACATTTACAGGAGCGTCTTCTGCAAGTACAGTATCATTTGTTACCGCACTACCTGCAGATATCCAAAACAATTTAAACGTAGAATATAGATTATCTGATGGGAGCACTTCTACTTACCAACAAGATTTCAATGCTGACTTAAGTGAAATTATTGACGACACAACTTTATCTGCAACTACAGTTGCTTTTTATGGTTCAATACCTTCACCTGATTATTGGAATTTAGTAAGTCAGTATCCTAACCAACTTAACGTATTTGGTTCTGAAAGCAATAACTTAGATACTAACGATTTAAGTTCAGACGCTAACGACCCTTGGTATTATGCAACATTCACTAACGACCCTGATTTAGGAAACGATTATGAAGGTTATTCATTCTACTACAATGTGTCTTCATTAACTAATAATAATGACGGTACTTTTACAGGACAGATAACAGGTGAAGTTTTTAGTTTCACAGGAACTGCATATAGTGAATACAACAACATGGTTGTTGCAACATTACGTTCAAGAGGTATCTCATTATATTCTACAAACGCAGAACTTAATCAACACGGACCTGTTTATGAAGTTGGTATTGATTATACAACTGGAGCTTTTGAACCAAACAATGTTCAATTAATTGCGACAGGTCAATATTCAGGGGTAACTAACTCACCTTATGAAGGTTTCTTACTTTCAGGTGTAACTAAAGACAACGATAATTTTTCATTCGAAACGTCATTATCGGCATCTTCACCTAAGTACTTAACCAAAGTACTGGGTATTGATAATTTTGGTAAATCAAGAAACGAAGTTCCTTTGTTTGTTGAAGAAATTTATCCAGGTTCTTTGAATTATGCTTACAACCAAGGATACATTAAAGGTATTAATCCTGAGTTAGTAGCGTTAGATGATGCTAGAAGTCAAAATACTCAGTCAATCGCTTATAAAGTTGAAAAATATCAATCACCTGAAACTCCGTTCTTAGTATCTGAGTTAAGAGGTAATAAAGTGTTTAGACTATTTAAATTTATCTCAATATCTGATGGTGATGCTGCTAACGTTGAAATCAAAATTTCAATTGCTAATCTATCGTTTAATAACATGACATTTGATGTGTTAGTGAGAAACTTCTTTGACACGGATTCAAACCCTGTAGTTATTGAAAAATTCACTAACTGTAATATGGACCCTAACTCTAACAACTTCGTTGCTAAGAAAATTGGTTCATCAAACGGTGAATACGCGTTAATCTCTAAGTTTATAATGGTTGAATTATCCGACGAGGCTCCTATCGACGCAATTCCTTGTGGATTCTACGGATACACTCAAAGAGAATATGAGTCAACCGCGAATATTTCACCAGTACCTAAATTCAAAACTAAATATTATTTCCCAGGTGAGGTTGTATTAAACCCTCCATTTGGAACAACGGCAAACGCAACAGAATCTGCGGGGGATATTGTAAGAAGAGCTTACTTAGGATTCTCAAGTCAATTTGGTATTGACGAGTCATTCTTAACTTATAAAGGTAGACAAAATCCATCAAACTGGGTTGGTTCAGCGTTACCTGTTGAAGGTCTTCCTTGGAATTACTTAAGTAAAGGATTCCACATGGACTCAGGTGCAACTGTAGTTACAATTGCAAACTCATTCCAAACAAGTGGTCAAACAGCGTTTGAATGTGGTGTTGCTGACTTTAGAGTTGACCCTGAAACTCAAGAAAACCCTTACTACTTCATCTACTCAAGAAAATATACATTATGTTTTGCTGGAGGATTTGACGGATGGGATGTTTATAGAGAGTTTAGAACTAACCAAGATAGATTCCAATTAGGTTCGAACGGTTACTTGGCAGGTACATCACCTTCATCAAGATACCCAACGGCAAACGGTGAAGGATTATTCAAGAGAATTATTGTACAAAACAATACTCAGGATTTTGCAAACACTGACTACTACGCATATTTACTTGGTATCTTAACATTCTCTAACCCTGAAGCTACAAACATTAACGTGTTTGCAACTACAGCAATCGATTATGTTAACAACTCAAACTTAGTTGAGGAAGCAATCGAAATGGTACAGTTCCAAAGAGCTGACTCTGTTTATATCGCAACAACTCCTGACTACTTAATGTATACACCAGACGGTACTAACTCTTTAGATATCATCTACCCACAAGAGGCGGTTGATAACCTGGATAACACAGGAATTGACTCTAACTACACCGCAACTTACTACCCATGGATTTTAACAAGAGACACTGTAAACAATACACAAATCTACTTACCACCAACAGGAGAAGTTTGTAGAAACTTAGCGTTAACAGATAACATCGCGTTCCCATGGTTCGCATCAGCGGGTTACACAAGAGGTCTTGTAAACTCAATCAAAGCGAGAACTAAGTTGACTCAAGAAGATAGAGATACATTATACCAAGGTAGAATTAACCCTATCGCAACCTTCTCTGATGTAGGAACTGTAATTTGGGGTAACAAAACGTTACAAGTTGCTGACACAGCACTTAACAGATTGAACGTAAGAAGATTATTACTTCAAGCTCGTAAGTTGATTTCCGCAGTAGCGGTAAGATTATTGTTCGAACAAAACGACCAAATCGTTAGACAACAATTCTTAGACAGTGTTAACCCAATCTTAGATTCAATCAG